TATTTTTATCAATTAATTCTTTAAAATCTTTAAAGTAAATTTTACCTCCGTTTTTTTCATAGATGTCTTGGGTAATTTTTTCATTAGTTTTATTTGGTGAATTTTTTAATATTGTCATCAAATTATTTTCATCATAAGTTAAAAAAGTTTCATCTAATTTTTCAATATTAATTGCTTGGAAACACCCATAACCCCATTCTAAATTTGTTTCGTAATTTTTATACTCTTTTTTATATGTAACGGCAGTATTATCATCAAGCAATTTACTGTTTTCATAGAAATCGTCATAATTTGTAAAATGGGAATCGTATTCAACCCAATGAACTTTTTTATATTTGAAATTTCTTGCAAGTCCTAACGCTCCAATAAAAATTCTGTACACAGCTAAGAAAGTACTATACCCACTAATTAAAGTTGACACTATCGATAATCCATCATATGGTGAAAACCAAGGACTATTACAATATTCCCAATCAGTAATTAAATTATTTTTTTTATCGTAAAAGGTATAATCCACTTTTTTTGCAATGTATTCAGGAACTATTGTATGACTTGTAATTAAAAAATCAAAATCATCTTTTAACGGTAAAAGAGAATCAATACACTTATTGAGCATTTCTTCTCTTTCTTTATCAGGGAAATACGCTCCAACTATAATTAAATCTTTCATATTTTAAATTATTTAACCCATTTTAGTATTGTTGAACCCCAAGTCCAACCAGAACCAATAGCCGTTAAGACAATTGTATCACCTTTTTTAATCTCCCCATTTTTAACCGCATCATCTAATGCGATTGGAATAGAAGCTCCAGCGATATTTGCGTATTTATCCATGACTGTTTTAACCTTTGACATTGGAATACCTAAGTCTTTAGCAATTATTTTAAGTATATTAATACTTGGTTGGTGAGGAACTATCATATCAACTTCATTAATATCAACATTAGAAATTAAATTATTTTCAATAAGTGATTCTATATTATTATATTTTATTATTAAATCAATTACTTGATTAGTTTTTAATCCATGATTAAAAGTAGCATAATCTGAACCTAGTAAAATACAAAAATCACATAATTGTTTAGATGTAATATTAAATTTTATAAGTATATCATTAACATCTAAATAATAAACATTATTATTATAAAATTTAATTAATTTATGTATACCAGCAGGTATTGGATCAGTATCATCTGTTAATAACATATCAATTATATTGTATTTATTTAATAAAACAGCAAGATATTCACCTTCTCCATGTGAAAAAATATATGGTATATTTAATAAATCTAATAATTCAATTACTAATTCTACTTCTTTTTTGCCTATTTTTATAGAATTTTTTTCTAATTTTTTTTTTATCGTTAATAGATTATTATTAATCTCATTTAATTCATTATTATTTAAATCATTATTAATTTCTTGTCTTTCAATTATTTGTTCATCAATTATATTTATTTTTAATTTGTTTATATATTTTTTATGAGATCGCATTATATTTGTTTTTTCTTTTTCATATATTGTTCCTCCATCAAAAATATAAAACGGGATAAATCCAGTTGATAAAAAATTTAGAATTTGATTAAAAAATCCAATTATCATATTATCATAAGAATGAGAATATTTATAACAATATAAATTACCATCTATACCAATTAATATGTTATTTTTATTTAAATTTAATTCACTTATCAAATCATTTAAATATGGATATATTTTATATAATTTATTATCATTTAGAAATGTAAATAATTTCTTTATGCCCATAATAAATTATACAATTAAAAATTTTTATTAATTATTATTAATAAAAATTAATTTTTATTATTTATATATTATTCTACTTTTATATATATCCTCTTATAATTTCAATTACATTTTTGTTATTTCTTTCTTCAAATTCATTAACATATTCTCCAACAAATCTATAATTATCTAAAATTAAATCAATTGGAAAATTTCTACATTTATCTCCTTCAATTTTATTAAAAGAAGCATGAATAATACAATTATCTATATACAATGGATATATATGATATGCTAAAAATATTTGATCATATAAATAATCATCTTTTTGTACAAAATTATTCATACTTTCAAAGTAAGATATATTTGATTTCTTTATTCCAAACATACCAGCTTGAATTGGATATTTGTGCCATGGATGATCTCGCATTATATGTAATAAACTATCAGAAGCTAACCATTCATCTACAGCTAGTTTTTCACGTAATAATATTTTAGTATCAAGATCTCTAGATATAAATAATTCTACTTCTGGTTCAAAAATTGGTTCAAACCTCCACATTCTAGGTTTAATTTTTTTAATATTACCATATTTATAAATAATTTTAACATTATCAAATTTTTCTAATTTTTTTATAATTTCAGTTGAAACACTTTCTTTATGAATATAAAACCAACATATAAAATCTGGATAAAATTGTTTCGCTAATATTATATTTCTAATTGCACCTATTTGATAAATTTTCTTATTTCCCCACATACAAAAAGATATAATTTTCATTATAAAAATTATTAAGGATATATTATATATATATATATTATATATTTATGTTAGTTATTTCATTATCAAATATAATAAAAAAACATTTTATTGATTCAAATGAATATTATTCAATGCAATCATTTTTAAATTTTATAAATTATTTTTTTGATGGTATAAATATTAAATTAATTAATAGTGATTCTGATGTATTTAATGGCTCTATTTATTCTATTATTGAATCAGAAAAAATAGAAAAAAGTACACTAAATATTTTAGTATGTGTTGAAAATTGTAATTATTGGAAACATTATGTTCATTATAATGATTATGGTAATTATGGAGATGAAAATATTCAAATTTATATGTATAATCATATTGATACCTTACAAATAACAGATAAATATATTGCAATACCTGTAATATATTTACAAATTAATTATTTTAATAAATTTTATACTACTATTAAACCATCAATTATTATACCATTTGAAGATAAAAAATTTTGTTTAATTGCTACAAATATTGGTACAGAATTTAAAAATAAAATATTTAATAAATTAATAACAATAGGTAATTGTGATTTATTAAATTCTTTTAAAAATGAAATAGGAAATAAATCATGTTATCATGATATCACATTATTAAATATAATGAATCAATATAAATTTGTATTTGTGAGTGAAAATAGTATATCTGATGGATATATAACTGAAAAAATATTTAATTGTTATTTTTCAAGAATTATTCCAATATATTATGGTTCTAAAAAAATAAATTATTTTTTCAATAATAATTCATTTATAAATATTGAAGATTATAATAATTTAGATAATGTTGAAAAATTAATTATAAGAATTAATAATAACAAAGAATTATACGAATCATATATAAATTCTAGAATAATAAATAATTTTTATGATGATGAAAATTATAAAGAAAAAGTAAATAAATTTATTAATAATTTAGCATGATTAAATATAAATTACCCCTAACTAATTCACAATTATTTACATCAACTTCAACAATATTATCTTGTAAATTATTATAATAAGGTAATCCAATATTTTCAAATTTATAAATATTACCAAATTCATTTTTTGTTGTAAAATTATTTTTATTTAAATTAAATTTTATTATTTCATTATTTAAGAAATTTATTTTAACAATATTATCTTTAATATTATTGTTAGTAATTTTAGCATATAAATCATTATTAATTATGTGATATTCTATATCATTATAAATAAAATCAATTATATTTATTTTTATAATTATATTTCCATTGTAATCTACATTATTAATATCTATAATTTCGCCTTCATTTTCATAAATTTGTTGTTTATCTATTGCATAAATATTTTCAATAAAAATATCTTTTGTTGCTCTTTCATAATTTATCCTAATAAATTCATTATTATAATATTGTTTCAATGTAAAACTAACTATTATATTAATATCAAGTAATGTTAAATTTGATAAATTATTTAAATTTAATAAACTATCAAAATTATCAAAATTATTAAAATTATTAAAATTATAAAAATTATCAAAATTATTAAAATTATTAAAATTGTTAAAATTAATTTTTCTTTTTAAAATTTTTATTAATTTATCAAAATTAATTTTTAATAAATTAATATTTAATATTTTAATAATTTCATAAACTTCTAATAATTTATTATTATTAAAATTTTTATTATTATTAAAATTTTTATTATTATTAAAATTTTTATTTTTTAATTTTTCATAAGCATTTTTAATTTTAATAAATTCTTCAGATGCATTTTTATCTTTATTTTTATCTGGATGATATTTTAGAATTAATTTTTTATAAGATTTTTTAATATCTGCTTCTGATGAATTAATTGGTATATTTAAAATATTATATAAATATAATTCATCTGGTGAAATTATATCATCTGTAAACATATAAAATTATTATAATATTTAATAATTAATAATCTAAGTTTAATTTTAAATAATAAAATCAATATATATTATATAAATTATAGGATAATTAAGATGATAAGTAATAATGTGAGAGATGATTATAATATGAGAAAAATAAAAAAGTTTAATTCAATAGATCAAGTACATAATAAAGATGAATTAAAAAATATAATATTAAATCCGGTTAAAATAGAAAAACCAAATATTAATATACAATCTTTAGTAGATAATAGAAATAATGAAAATAATATCGAGTTACAAGAATGTATTAAAAAAAGAGTTAATTTACCATACAAAGGTATAATAAAAGATTTTAACTATAATAAAGTAATTAGTTCTGAAAAAGATTTAATAATTCACAAAGTTTCAAATGAAGATAAAATTCATTTTAATGAAGATATGAATAAATTTAAAAATAAAATTAATAATATTGATAATGAAATAAAAGATACATATTCTATTGATAAACAAACTAATCATAAAAAAGAATTTGAATATCAACACAAGTATAAATATAGAACAAAATTAGAATCAACCGAAGAATCCGATTTAAGAACAGATAGAATTGAATTTTACAAAAAAGAGCAAAACAAATTAGACGATAATAAAAAGAAAATAGATGATATTTTATTAAATTTAATTGATTCTGGAATTTTATCAGAAAATTTGGATTCAATAAATTATGATAAAATTGATGCAAAAGAATTAGAAAATACATTAAAAAATGTATTTGGAGAAGAAGAATTTAACAAGTTAGTTAAAGAATTAGTATAAAATAAATATCTAAAGTATTATTAATATGAGTTATCAAAAAAAAATATTATCAATAAATTCATCATCAGAATTAAATAAAGAATATATAATTTATAAAAATAATTCATATGAAAATGATGATATAAATAAATTAAAAAACAAGTTAAAAGATAAAATTGAAGAATTAAATAATAAAATTGATTTCATAAGTAATTATAATTTATATTTAGATACTGATATACATAATAATATATCAAATTCAATAAATACGATTGAAAATACAATAACATCAATAGATAGATTTATTATAAGTAAAGGTAATATTAGAACATTAAAATTGATAGATTAATTTTTAATATAAATATATTATTTTCTATATTTATATTATATTTTAAAAAATGGCTGAACTTACAAGATTAAAACCCGATAAATTACCTGATATAAAAACAGAAAGTTTAGAAAAAAAAGATATTGAAACAAAATTTACTGAAGGAAGTAAAAAAAGTTTCACAAAAATTGAAGAAATATCATCGGTATTAGAAGAATTAAAAGATGAATATAATCAAACATTTAATTATACTCTTAATCCACATGAAATTAATAGGTTAATAACTAAAACATTAAATGCTTATTTATTGGGAAAGCCTACAATACAGGAGCTATATAATAAATTTATGAATGAAGATTATGATAATGTATTAAAAAAAGTAGAAATTATAATTGATGAAGTTAAAAAATTTAATGAAAAAAATAATAATAAATTTTTTGTTGATTTAGAAAAAATTAAATATATATTATGGTTTGAAGAAGTTAAATTTATTAAAAATTTAATAGAAGATATTAATAATAAGTTAAAAAATAATTTAGACGTTATTTATATAATTACTGAGTTTATTATTGCATTATATAATGAACCAAGATATACAAAATATTATATTATAATTTTGCAATTATATATATCTGATTTAAATAATAATGATGGTAATGAAGAACTTAAAAAATTTTTTGAAAATAATATATTAGATATAGTAAATAAATTAATTAGTATTATCTTATCATATGATACTGAATTTTTAAATTTAATAAATAATTTTGAAAAAGACAAATTAGAAAAACTAAAAACTTTAAATTTCAACAGTATTTATAATTTAGAAGTAGAATTTCATAAAAAAAAAGAAGAATTATTATCAAAATCTAGAGATATAGATATAGACAAAATATTTGGAATTAATACTGTTAGTACTGTTGATAATAATGAAAATAGCGTTGATAAAAATTTGAATATAATTGATTTAATTAATAAATTTGACAACAATATGTGGATTGCATTTAATTTATTTATTTTTAAAAAATTTAATATAAAAGATAAAAATGCATATATTTCTATGGCTAATAATATTGTACAAGATAAAAAATTAGAATTAGATGATTTTGATAATTTAAAATTTCCTGTGACAATACATTTGAAACCAATAGAACCTTTATTAAAAGGTGGTAATGATAAATATTTTAATAAATATCTTAAATATAAAAAAAAATATATTGAATTAAAATCTAATAATTAAATATATTTTTACTATAAAATTTAATTTTAAATTTAAATTTAAAATTATATTAACATGTAAATATTAAAAATGAATTCTTCTAATAAACGAAAATTTAAAGATTATCTAAATGATAATGATGATGATAATGATGAAAATGATAAAAATAATGAAGATGGTGAAAATAATGAAAATAATGAAGATGAATATGATGAAGAAAACGATGAAGATTACGAAAACAATAGTTTATATTACAATACATCAGATTCATCGGACAGTGAGAATGAGTTTGATGATATAACAAGTGAGAATGAATATGCTGTGAATTTATTATTAAAAAAATACAGACATAATTTTAATTGTACTAATTTAGAAATCATAAATATGTACACTAATGAAATTAAAAAATTAGAAAAGAATTATAAAAAAGGTTTATCTGAAGATAAAGATAAAATTAAATTATTAATATTAAAATGTAGAATTGATAGATGTAAAGAGATTGATAAAGAATTTAGAGAAAGTTTAACATTATTAAAATCTAAATTTAAGTTTAAAAATTTTATAAGTAAAATTAAATATAATAATAATGATAATGATAATATATTTACAATTTTATATTCAAATAATACATTAGAAAATAATAATATTAATAAAAAAGATAATAAAAATAAGAGTAGTATTGATAGTGAATTTGAAAATTTATATGATCAAGATAATAATAATGAATCATGTTTAAGTTATTATAAGACCTTAAATGAAGAACAAAAAAAAATATATTTAGAAAAATTAAAAAAAGTTAAACAATCTAATAATGATGATGAAAAACGTCCAAATTACATGAAAATACTAGATTACAATATAAGTGAATCAAACAAGTCTTTATTATTACAGAAGATAACAGTATTTGAGAATTTACGAGGATCATCTGAATATAATAAATTAAAGCCATGGATTAATAAGGTAATGAAGATACCATTTGATAAGTATATAAAACCACCAGTTACTAAATTAGATGGTCATGAAAAAATTAGAGAATATTTATCAAATGTTAGAACACAATTAGACAATGGTATTTATGGCCATGATACTACAAAAGACCAATTAATTAAAATATTAGCACACACAATTACAAATCCTACAGAGGGTGGAAATGTATTTGCATTACAAGGGCCTCCTGGAGTAGGTAAAACTGCATTAATAAAAGATGGAATAGCGAAAGCACTAGGAAGACCCTATGCATTTATAAGTTTAGGAGGTGCAACCGATGCATGTTTTTTAGAAGGCCATGATTACACTTATGAAGGTTCAAACAATGGGAGGATATTAGAGATAATTCAGCAAGCGGGGTGCATGAATCCTGTAATATATTTTGACGAGTTAGACAAAGTATCCGAAACACCGAAAGGAGATGAAATAATAAATATATTAATGCATATAACAGATTCAACACAGAATTCACATTTCAACGATAAATATTTTGGTGCAATAGATTTTGATTTATCCAAAGCTATAATAATATTTTCATATAATAATGAAAGTAAAATATCAAGAATATTATTAGACAGAATGAAAATAATTCGAGTGAAAGGTTATAAACTAACAGATAAAATAGTGATATGTAAAAATTATTTAATACCAAATTTATTAAGACAGATAGGATTAGATGATATAAAGATAGAAATAAAAGATAAAGTATTAGAATACATGATAGATAATTACACAAATGAAGGAGGTGTAAGAAAGATAAAGGAAATATTAAATGATATATTTTTAGAGATAAATTTAAGAAAATTAGAAAATTCAAAAATTAACAATAAAAATATTAAAAATAAATTTAAAATAACCAATGAAGTATTAGAAAATTATTTTTTAAAGAAAAAAAGAAAGATAGAGCATATTAAAATAAATTCAATACCAAAAGTAGGTATTGTTAATGGATTATGGGCCAATGATTATGGAATAGGTGGATTAATACCAATAGAATGTTGTTGGATACCAGCATCTGATAAATTACAATTAGAATTAACAGGTATGCAAGGACAAGTAATGAAAGAAAGTATGTCTGTAGCAAGAACAATTGCATGGAGGATTTTACCAGATGACATAAAAGAAAAATTAAATAAAAAATGGAAAGATTCATTTGATTATGGAATTCACATTCATTGTCCAGATGGATCAACACCTAAAGATGGACCTAGTGCGGGAGGAGCAATAACAACATGTTTAATATCATTATTAACTAATATATCAGTTAATAACAAAATAGCAATGACTGGTGAAATAAATTTGAAAGGAAACATAACAGCAATTGGTGGATTAGAAGAGAAAATATTTGGAGCTAAAAAAAGTGGTGCAGAATTAGTATTATGTCCAAAAGAGAATATAAAAGATTTAACAGAAATAAAGGAAAAATTTCCAAATTTAATAGATGAAAATTTTAGTGTAAAAATAGTAGAAAATATACAAGATATATTAGATATAGTATTAACAGAAAAACTTGTTTGGAATTCACTTTAATTAAATAATATTGAAAATAAATTTATTATTATTGTATTCTAATTTTATATTAGTAAATTCATTTTCTAATCTAATTACATCTGATAATAATAATAATAAGCAATAAATATATAAATTATTATTTGATATTTCAATTAATTCATTTAATTTTTCTAATTTTTCTCTTTTTTTAGATGACAAAAACGAAGAATCATTTTCATTATTTTGTAACATAGAAATGCAAAAATTAAATATTTTTTCTTTCATAATAATTCTTTTTTCATCTTTAATATGACTAATATCATAATCTCCATTAGATAAAGATTCATTTAGATGTGTTTTTTTTAAATAATTTATAATACTTTCATCTGTAGCATTTCTAAAATTACTTTTTAATTCTCTCATAAAAGAAAATATATTATTTTCTGATATATATTTTTTAAAATCATTATAATTATTTATTAACATATCTATATGTTTAAAATAATTATTATTTGATTCTTTTGTTTCATTAATAATTTTTAATTCTTCTATTAGTCTAATAAAATTATTTTTAATTTTTAATAATTTATATGCATCCATAAATCTTTCTAAATATTTTACAGATACAATAATATCATTTGATTTTTCTATAGAATGAATAAAATAAGAAAAATTTTCAATCATAGAATGAATTAAATTTGAAATTGATAAAAAGTTTTTTTTATTATCAATAGATTCATTTCTATAATAAAACATACTACCAACTACATGCATAAATGATCCAACTGTAAAATATGTTTCATCTCCATAATAATTCATAAATGATAATGAGTTTGCAATATGATTTCTAATATTATTAATATTTTGTATACTTTCTTCACTTATTTTATCATCTTCATTATCAATCATTAATTTTTCAAAAATTTTCATTTTATCAATGTATAGTTCACTTTGTGTTTTAATATTAATATTACCTATAGTATTTTCTGTTAAGTCATCCCATTCTTTATTTATTTCTAAAAAATCAAAATTACTATGATTAGTAAATGTTATTAATCTACGAAGTGCCCATTTATCTTGTTCCTTATTAGGTTCTGTTAAAGGTAAATAAAAATGTTTTCCAAATAAATCAAGTGTCCATGTTTTATTATTTTTAAAATTTAAACTTTGGGGTATTAATCCGGAATATCCATATAAATTTGTATCAAATACTTCAAATGGTGTTGATCCAAATGTTTCTTCAATAACTGAATTAAAAGTTTGAATAATTTTAGTTGCTAAAAAATTATGTTCAGTTATTGTTAAATCATAATCTGAAAATAAATTTGCATCATCACCTACTGATCCAGATGCACTTTTAGTACATGATTCAGTAGTACAACCATAAAAATCAAAAATTTTATCAATTAGTATATCAACTAAATGTAATCTAAAATTAAAAAATTCTTGCATTTTAATATTTATTTTTTTAATATCTTCCCAATTCCATTTATTTGTTCCAATATTAATTTGTTTTTCTTCTATTATTATATTCAAATTATTATCATTATTGAATTTAGTAACTTCTTCATAAATATATTTTTTTAATTCTTTTTCTTTATTTTTAATTTCTTCTTCTGTTTTTTTACCACCAATTTGATTTTTTAGTTGTAGATATTTTGTTTTATATTTCAAGTATTTATGATAGAAAGTCATAATATTATATATATATATTATACATAATTTATTAAAAAATAAAAAAATAAAAATTTTATTGAAATTATTTAGTTATTAAAGAAATTTGTTGATGATAAGGAGGGTTAGTTTCAAAAATTAATGGTAATTTTTTGTAAGGTAATATAAATTTAATTAATTTATCGACATTAATTTTACCTTTACCGATTTGTTCATGTCTATCTATATGCATACCATAATCTTTAACTGAATCATTTAAATGAATAAGATTAATTTTATTTTTAATAGGTTTGAAAATATGATGAATATTTTTAATAACCTTATCATTATTAATATTATATCCGGCTTGAAATACATGACATGTATCAATACATATACCAATATTTTTATAAAAATCTAGTGATTTAAAAGTTAATATAAAATTAACAAATTCATTTAAATTATAACATATTTCACCCCCTTGACCAGCAGGTGTTTCAAATAATAATGTTGTTTTAATATTCATTTTTTTTAATTTATTAAAAAGTTCAATTACAAACTTAATCATATTATTATAAGCATGATCTGGATTATATTTGTTTTTAACATTTTTTCCAATATGTAAAATAATAGCCTTAGCATTTATTTTATTAGCATAAATAATTTCATTAATTAATATATCAAATCCAATATTAAAAAGATCATTTTTTGTTGGTATTAAATCACTAGCAATATTTATTTGATAAGAAGCATGAACATAAATATTTTTATATTTTTTAAGAATATTATTAATAGTATCAATATCATTATCTGATAAGTTTTTTTTATTAAACATAATTTGTATAGAATTAAAATTCATAGAAAGTTCCTTTATAATATTTATATTATGAATAAAATCATATTCTGTTAAATGTTTATGTAAAGGTAAACTTATAGAATAACCTAAGTTTAGTTTCATTATATATATTAATTATATTAAAATTGATTAATTATATTAAAATTGATTAATTAAATTAATAATAAAATAATAATGTTAAAATAAAATTAAAATATATTAATATATAAAAAAATCAATATATTAATAAATAATATGACAGAAAATACCGATATTACTTTTCTAGTAGATAAATACAATCCAAAAAACATCGATGATATATTTTTACCAGAAGTAGAATATTCAAAAGAAATTAATAAATTAGATTCAAATGATAAAAGAAATGATGAATTAGGTTCATGGAAAGATTCTCTACCAAATAAATGTTATTTTCACAAAGAATTATTTAAGAAATTGAAGAAGATAAGTGAAGATCCAGGATTACCTCATATAATTTTTTATGGTAATCCTGGATCGGGTAAGAAAACGATGATAAATTTATTTTTAGAGATGATATTTGACAGATCAATATATAAACTAGATGATTCAAAATACACAGTATATAGTTCTGGAAATATAGAGAATGAAGTTATTGTTAAGCAAAGTGATTATCATCTTATAATAGAACCAAATAATAATAATTTTGATAGATATTTAATTCAAGATATTGTAAAAGAATATGCTCGTAAATATCCATTATATGTATATGAAAATAATAGAAATTTCAAGATGGTTCAAATAAATAATTTAGATAATTTATCATATTATGCACAAACTTCTTTAAGAAGGACAATTGAAAAATATTCAGGTACATGTAGATTCATAATGTTATGTTACTCGTTATCAAAAGTAATTGAACCATTAAGAAGTAGATGTTTATGCATAAATGTTCCAACTCAAACTAATAATGATTTAGTAGAGTGGACATTTAATATTTCTTCAATAGAGAAGATAAGATTAAACTGTGATATATTAAATTACATAGTATATTCTTCCAATGGAAATTTGAAGGATATATTATGGAAATTAGATTTGTACAAATATTGTAATAGAGTGCAGAATGAATATAAAAAAATATTATTATTATTGATAGATGAATTAATATATGAAAAGAATATTCAAACAATTCGTGATTACATATATAAAATGCTAATTACTAATATATCATCAAATATAATAATAAAAGATGTTTTAATTATAATACTATTAAAAATAAATAATTATAAAAATTCAAGAGAATTAGCAACTAAAATAATAAATTATGCTTCTGAATTTGAATATAGATTATCAAAAGGTCGTCGTGACATAATTCACATAGAAGCATTCATGGTTAATGTAATGAATGCATTAGAAAATAATAAATAATTTTTATAATATAAAATAATGTAAAAATTAATATAAAAAATAGTTATTATATTAATTTATTTATTATAAAAAATATGTGTGGAATTTGGGGTTTATTATCTTTAAATAAAATAAATTATAATTTAACTTATTTATTTAATAAATTTAACAGTATTAAACATAGAGGTCCTGATAAGTCTATATTTATTAATAATGATAATTACATTATTGGTTTTCATAGATTAGCTATTATGGATACTAGTGTTCAAGGTGATCAGCCATTCAGTATTACATTTAAACAAAATAATAGATTAAGAACGGTATATTTAACATGTAATGGAGAGATATATAATTTTAAAGAATTAAAAGAATCAGATGAATTAAAAGATTTTTGTGAAAAAATAAATTATAAATATAAATCAAATTCAGATTGTGAAGTATTATTAATTTTATATTTATTTTATAATCAAACTAATTATGTAAATAATGATAATTTAAATAATGATAATGTAAATAATGATAATGTAAATAATAATTTAGATGATATGTTAAATAAATTAAATGGTGAATTTGCATTTTCAATTTACGACATAATTGAAAATTTAGACACGAATAAAAAACAATATAAATTATGGTTAGCAAGGGATAGATTTGGGATAAGACCATTATTTTACAGTAAATTAGATGAAAACACGATAATTTACGGTTCAGAAATGAAATCGTTAGTTGGAATAAATGATAACAAAGTTGAAGTATTTGATCCTAGATCATATACATTATTTTACAATGATATAAATGATATAAATGATATTAATGATATAAATGATATTAATAATAAATTAAAAAGTAGATCAAAATTATATTATGTGGTTGGAAATTTACCGATGGTATTAAATCCGGAATTATCTGATGTTTATAGAATGATACGAAGTAAATTGATTGATGCAATTAAAATACGTTTACATTCAGATAGAGAAATTGGTTGTTTGTTATCAGGTGGTTTAGATTCTAGTTTAATTGCATCAATTGCATCATCTGAATTAAAAAAAGAAGGCAAACAATTAAGAACATTTAGTATTGGTATGCCAGATTCACCCGATGTACATTATGCTCAAATTGTTTCAAAACATATTGGTAGTATTCACACGAATATAGAGATTCCAGAAGAAGAATGGATTAATTCGATTGAGAAGATAATTGAAGTGATTGAAACATTTGACATTACAACAATTCGAGCATCAACCGGTCAATATTTAATTTCAAAATGGATATCTGAAAATACGGATATTAAAGTTTTATTAATAGGTGACGGATCAGATGAAGCAACTGGTGGATATTTATATTTTCATAAATCACCGAACGAGAAAGAATTACATTTTGAATGTAAAAGATTGTTACATTACATTCATTATTTTGATGTATTACGTGCTGATCGTGGTATATCATCAAATGGTTTAGAAGCCCGAGTTCCATTTTTAGATTATAATTTCATAGATTTATACATGCATATTGATCCAAAATTGCGAGTACCAAGTAAGCATAAAGAGGTAGTTTATGAAAAATATTTATTAAGAAAATCATTTGACGAAACTGATTATTTACCGAAGAGTGTATTATGGCGAAGAAAGGAAGCATTTTCAGACGGGATATCATCTAAAAAAAAATCATGGTATGAAATCATTCAAGATAAGATAAATTCAGAAATGAGTGATAATTATTTTGAGGAGAAAAAAATTAAGTATGAGAATTACGTAATACCACATACGAAGGAAGCATTACATTATCATGAGATATATGATAATTTTTATAAAAATCAATATCATATTTGTCCATATTACTGGTTACCTAAATGGATAGATAATGTGTCAGATCCATCTGCAAGAACCTTAAAATTATATAATGAATTTGATAAATAATTTTTCACAAAAATAATATAAATTTATCTAGGATAATCAATTATACAGAAATGACCATAACTTTCTGAATTAGTTTCATTTAAATTAATTTTAGAATAGTAATTAGGAGATTTTTGTATAACATTTATATTTTTATTTTTTAAATTAAAAATGATATTTTTATTTTGAGTCAAATTAAGTTCATTAAAATAAACTTTTTTAATAATATTTTTATTATTAGTTATATTAATTTCATTTTTTTTAATATTA